AATTCTTTCTACAGTTGGTCCTAATATAGGAATTGCAGAACCACCGGTTCCCCCACCACCAAATATTTTAATTTGTGCCGAACCACAACTAGTAGGATAAGTTGTAAGACAATTTCCAAAATCTCCCGTCCTACCTTCAATTAAAGAATCACCATTAAAAATATCAACAACATCAGTAATTCCACCAGTTAATTCTTGAATACTTGTTGGAACTCCTTCGATTGTGTTTATTACATCATTAGCAAGTGCTCCGGCAGTATTGACTACATTAAAAATACTATCAAATGATTGATTTATATCCATTGCGTCCTTTGGTCCTTGACCAATAATCCATTCTTTAGTTCCATCACATTTTGTATTGACCTGATTGCAATCTAATAATCCTCCAAGACTATTGAAGAATGATATTGCATCCTTTGCAACTGATATAATATCAATTGCTCCACCTAGAAGACCCGAAAGTCCACCAAGAGCACCGGATAATCCGTCTGCTATGCGATCAACAACACTATTTAAAAGTGACCCAACAAACTGATCAACAATACAAGTTACAAATCTATCAATATTTTCTAACATAGAGAGAAGTAATTCACGAATTAAAGTGACTAATCCTTCTAATAGTGCATTTGCAACACATATTAATGCTGCTTCTAATGCACTGATAGGAATGACAAATGCTTCGATTGCTTTTGATGCTGCTATATGTGCTGCTGCGGGACCTGCGGTCGATACAATTGCAGTGTATACTGAAGTATAAAGAGCATTAAGTGCTACAGGAATAATTCCAGGTTTATTATCATCACCAACTAGAAAGTCTGTAAGTGCTTTCATTATCTCACCAACCAACCAACTTAAAGATGCTTTTATGGATTCTGCAGCTTCATCAATTTTGTCTTGGTAATCACTTATTTTTCCTTGACCTTCCTGTATAAATTTAATTAAATTACTTAATATCTCGTCAATATTTGTAAGAGTCGTATTTTCACAAGTATTTGCAGGAGTAAGTTTTATTCCAATTGAAGCAGCACCGGCAGCAGCTCTGCCTGCCTGAGATGCTTTTGATTTTGGAAGTTGAACCGGAGGTTCTTGAGATGTTTTATTAGACTCATTTGCCTCATTTGCAGTCGATACCTCTTTATCAGGTTTTGGTATATTTGTTGTATATCCAGTAAATGGAGAAAATGGGAACTTATAATCACCTTTAGTATATGAAGCAGTATTGCCAAGTATTCCCATAATAACAGGGTTCTGTGCATCATCTCCATCCATAAAGAATCCAAAGACAACATCACCTGGTCTTATCTTTGTACTCTTTGAAAAATTTGACCCTCCACTACCGTCAGTATTTCCGAGCATAATTAGTGCCCAGGGCAAATCCTCATTCTTTAAACCTGCCTCACTATCATCAAGTGGATGATATCCCATTATTCTAACTTTTATTCTATTTCCCCATCCTTCACCATCAAATTGCTCACCCATAGATTCCATTGGGGGAATTTGTCCTATCCACCAACGAAATCCGTCTCTACCAATAAAATTACTTTTTACATTTGATTCTTCTATCATTTGTCTATTTTTTTGATTCCGAAATTGTCTCTGACTAATTTTAAAGAAGTATATGAACTATTAGGTTCAAAATGATGACACAGTTCCTTTATTATATATGACCCACTTGTTTCAGTATCAATTTCATTTTCATCTTCTGATGAAATTTTTGGAAATCTACAATCAATAACATCACCGGCACTGAGATTAGTATTACACGGAATCATCATACTGATTGATTGGGTAAGTAATAAATTATATCTCATAATAGATTGTGCTTGATATGTTCCGGGATCATAATTCAATTCTTTTGAGACACTAGAGTCTGCAGTTCCAATACTCAATACTCCAGTTATAATTCTAGTTGGAGCATCTCCTAATGATTCGTTAGAATTCTCACTCATTTTTGGTAAAGATATTTTCCCTTTTGAACCGAGATTCTCAATCTCATTTTGATATTTTTTAAATTGAAACTTTCTTTTTTCTGGGGGAGTTACTTCTCCTGTTAGTGGATTAAAGAATATAGTTTCACTAGAATATGCTCCTACTCTCAATTTTTCAATTAAATTTTGATTTTTATCAGTAAAATAATTTAGAATTTTAAAGTCATTATTTGTTTCAGTTTCATTTACATTAACTTCAGTATAATAATAAGGTATATTTTTATTTTTTGGTTCTTGTTTCATTAAACCATCGATAGACTTAAATTTAAATCCATCTTTTGTCTGATAAAAAACAAATCCTGCAGTGGTATCTCCAGAAGATACTGGAACAGCTTTTGATGCTAACCAAACTAAAGTAGTAAAAGGTTTTTTAGAATTTCCAATAAATGGATATTTATTTTGAGATTTTTCTATATCTTTAGTATCAAATTTTGTAGTTTTTAAAACATTTTTCAAAATTTTTGATACTGATTGATCAATAGTTCCAGTATATTTTCTTGCAACCCTCGTAGTTTCATTTGTGATTGCCTCTCTTGAAACTAGATTAAGTAGAAAACTTTCTGTTTGAGATTCAGAAATTACATCAGTAATACTAGAAACATAAAGATACTTACTTGGAGTTGATGCAAAATCAAGACCTTTCTTTTCATCACCTCTGTCTAAAACTTTCATACGAATCCTTTCACCACCCCTTAAAGGAAGACCATTATATATTGATTGTAATTTGTCAGTCTTTTCACCTGTGATCGAATCTCCAGTATTAATCACTCGAATTTTAGCAGTGATTGTTGGGGAAAAAATATCCTCATAATAATCAATCGAAACAGCACCTAACTTTAAATCAACAGTTCTCTGTTTATCATTAGATTCTAATGTTAGTATTTCGTATAGTGAAGATCCGGTTGCTGACATTTAAGTATATGCTAAATCTGTTAATAATTTTCTTTTCATAATACTATTTAACGAGGCACCCATAACAATAATTGGAGAAGATCCTCCAGATTGTCCCATCATCATTGGTGGTGGTGCTTCTTCTTCTATAATTATGATTGTATTTTGTGGTCCTGTCGAATATCCAATATCAGGCATCATTCCCGGAGATCGAGAGATTGCACTTGATCCATGTCCTAATCCTGCACCACCAAATCCAGCATTTGATAATACTTGTCGCACTCTTGCAGAACCATTATATTCTCGTTGTCCAATTGCACCACTACCACCCCATTGTGCTCCAGGAACATCAATTGCCAAGTTTGCTCCGTGCCATCCAGGATCTCCCGGTCTATATTCACTACCTACTTGTATTCCTGCCGCACGTAATGCTGCTTTTGCTCTTTCTTTATCTTGAAGAGTTTTAAATGCAATGTGCTCATGATAATTCGATTCTCTTCCATGACCATTATATTCAAAGTTTGGATGACTTCTATCTCCTGTAATATATTCTACAACATTTCCTCCTCCACCACCATATCTTCCACCACTACCACCCATTTCTCCAGAAAGGTTTGCTTTCTTTAACCATTGTCTTTGATTTACATCTCTAGTATTTCTAAGTCCTTCACTGGGTCTTTCATAATTTCTCATAAACCAGTTTGCAGCATCACCACCAGAAGAAAAATTCTTCCCCATATATTCTGGACCTCTATCTGTTTGTAGAGCATGATCTATTTGACCTTTCCAATTAGTTTTCCAATTTGGAACTGCCCTCTGCAAAGCTATACCACGTTCAGCTTTCATTTGAAATAATCCACCAGAACCACCATCATCTCCCGATGCAACTCCAGGTCTAAATCCAGATTCAAATTTGATATTAGCAACAATTCCTTCTGCTTTATTTTCTGTCATTCCTTCTTTAGTCATTAAATAATCATACATCTGTTTTGCTATAGCAGATTCTTCTCCAGATATTGGACCACTCTCTCCCGTTACTTCACCAGAAGTTTCTCCACTCATATCAGCAGTCAAAGCATTCTTCATACCCTCAACATCAGTCTGCATTCCTTTAAATGCACCATCCATTTCAGCCAATGCACTTTTTAATTTTCCTTCACTATCTGTAAAATCAAAATTCTTTAAATTTTGATATCCAGCAACGACCACATTCTTTAATCCTGTAAACCATTTTCCAACATTCTCGACAAAACTCTTCAAACTATCAATAAGAAGATTTATTCTTTTAATTAAATCTTGAACAAACTTTATAATTTTTGGAAGATTATTAAATAACCACCCAAGAAATAAAGTTCCAATAAAATCTAAAATTTTCTCAAAAAAACTTTTACCCGGAATTGATCCAAGTTTAGGTTTTTTTATACTAAAAGTTTCTATGGTTTTTTCTTTTTGTCTTCTCTTATTTCTCTCTATAAGTTTTTTATTAAAACTTTTACTTCTTGCAATATTTTCTCTTTTTACCTTAGATTTTTTAAGAACTGCTCTACGAAGCATTCCCCCACTTCTACCAACTCCCCTTGCTCCACCAGAAAGAACTGAACCAGCACCTCTGGCAAACATTGAACCTATTCTAATTGCTCCTGCTGCTACTGCTGCTACTGCCATCTTAACCTACCACATTATAGAGAAGTTGAGAATACATCGTATAGAAATTGCTTGGATCTGCCGAAGCAATCAATGGAACATCAGTCGCAGATCCACTCTTAAGTGGTTGGCCCTGCATCTGTCCTCCAGAACCTCCAACTTTCTTATAAATTACGGTTGTATTTCCACCACCAGATACTGGCACTGGTGCTGGCATTGAAGAAGATGGAGAAGAAATTTGTGCCGCAGGCATTTCTCCTGGTACTGGTGTTGTTACTGCTGGTGTTGGTGCTACCGGAGACTGGGGGTTTGCCGTCTTACCATTAAGTCCAGTATCATAAGGGAAAATTTTCCCAACCATTTCATTATTTAAACTTAATTCTCTTACAGCATTATTAAATCCATCGAAAATTTTACTATCCCATATACCAGACCGTTCTGGAGCATCAGCCCAATTCATAATTTGTCCACCAAGCCAATCACCAGCAAATGATCCCGCAATCGCAGTTATAGGTGATAACCAACCAAGACCAGCACCTGCTCCTAAAGTAGCACCCCCAACAGACAGAACAGTTCTCAAAAGTTCTGGAAGAATTGCTTGAGCCGGTGACATCCCAGAATTAGACCTGTTTACAATACTTCCTAAACTAAACAGTGCAGTAACAAGTGGTCCACCTATTTTTAAAGCTCTTCCTAATTTTGATCCAACCTTTCCCATTCCCTTAGGAGATAGATAATCTTTAACCCATTGAAATGCTCCTAGTGTTTTTTTGGCAAAATATCCTCCAACTTTTCCTATCCAACTACCTTTCATCCAATTGATAGCTTTAGCAATACCTCTACCAGATTTAGTTGTTTCAAATTGTGCCAATATAGACCTAAATTTTTTCATTATAAAATTTGGTTTATTTTGACTCAACATATTTTTCTGAGTAGCTGCTTTTCTTTGCTGCTCCAAACCAAATGTTGATTTACTACCACTACTACCAGGAGGTTTAGATCCAGCTCTATTTCCTGAAGAAATAGAAGTGCCAGGTACATTACCAGGAGAGTTTATACCACCACCAGGTTTTCCACCACCAGGTTTTCCACCACCAGGAGGTTTTGGTTTTCCTGTGACAAGTTCTCTAAGTTTTCTAAATGCAAATTTAAATGGTGCAGCAATAATAGCAGCAGTTATCGCACCGATAGTAGCAACAATACCAATTATTCCAAAATTGAGTGCTGCGAATATTCCACCAACGATTGCAAGAGTTTTTCCAACTTCTACTGCTATTGATTCTAATTTACCAATATTACCTTCTGCATTTGCTTTTATTGCCTCTAATCCTTGATTTGTTAGCCACCCTCCAAGCAAAGTCATGAAGAGTTCCATCAGGTTACCAAGAACTCCTCCTGCTTTTTTTCCTACTGCTTTTACTGGAGAAATTAGTCCTTTTGTTATTTTTTTCTCTAATTTTTTCTCTTCACCACTTCTAAGTTTCTTTTCTTCTACTTTTCCTACATCTTTTTCATATTGTTTCTGTGCCTTTTTCTCAAGGTCTGCTTCCTTATTTAATGCCTTTGCCAGAAAAGAAACATCATTTTCTAATATAGAAACTCTTTTAGATAAACTTGATGTATCAACATTAGAAGTGATTGCAGATGGTGTTGTTTTTACAAGTGCTCCTGATTTCTTAAAAACATTTGCAGAACTTATATTTCTTTTAAATAATAATTTTCTCTCTCCAGCAGATAAGTACTCCCCAGTATAAGGATTTACCCCAGTATTAGCAATCTTATTGGGAGAAATATTACTTCTCCTCATCTTTAATTGTGGTGCGTTATTAATTGCCACTATTTTGCTGCTGTTTTAATTTTTCTTCTTCAATATATTGCTCTAATAAAGTGAGATAAATGTCCTTCTCCCAGGGTATCATATTTTCTAACTCTGTTAAGCTATATTTATGATGCTGCATCAGGGCAAATGTTATTTGGTAGTATGACGCAAGATCAGTATGCGCCATACCTACGCGAAAAAACTGGAAAGACCTTCTAATACAACATCACTTTCGACCCCAGTATTTGGATTTTTTAGTTTTACAGTATGTGAAAGTTTTGGCATTGTCTCAAAGAAGTTCTCAACTTCTTTAAACTGTTTAGAACTCAATTGCTCAATAAAATCAAGCATTTCTTTCTTACTACAATCAGAAGAATTCCATGACTCTTCTTCATTATAAATTTGCTCTACAGAAGAAGCAATTAGTTGGAATGATTCATCCACACCAAACTTACCATCAAAACTAAAATTAGATTTAATGAACTCATCTAGAGAAGGATACTTCATTCTCATAGTTAAATTTTCATCTAATACAATATCTCTCGAATGATTTTTATCAGATTGAACCTTGATATCATCGAGATTGATAATTACAGAAACTTGCGTCTCTTCATCATCAGGACAAGTCAGCAATACTTCAACATCTTCTCCGACAGATTTGCCTCTGATATTTAAGAAAAGATATTCAATATCAAAAGTAGATAGTTGTTCTACTTTAATACCTCTTGAAAGAATACAGTTACCGATTACAGTTTTGATGGCAGTCGTAATTTGTTTCTGATCTTCCGATTCCATTGCAATAATTAGAATCTTTTCTTCCTTAACTAAAAATGGTCTATATCTAATCTTCTTTTTAGTCGAAGGCAATTCCAACTCATAGATTGGAGTATTAATTTTAGGTAAAGGCATAAAAACCCATTATAAGTTCAGTTCTAATTATTTAGAACGGATTAAGCAAGATTATTATTTGGAAGAACTACTCCACTTATTTGTCGTCCTTCAAATGGAATTACTTCAAGAGGAATAGATTCAGTTTTCACAGATCCTCTATTATTACTAGTTCTATCATGTACACTCTTCGATGTTGTCTTACCAGAAACATAACGCTCATATTCGAATGAAGCACTAACTTTTAATATATCAGAAGTTCCATAAGAAACTGGAATAGATGTTAAATTTTTTGGAAACAACTTAAAAAATTTATATTCCAATTCTTTATCTCCATTCCTATCAAATTTTATAATTTTTGTCTGATCACATTTATATTGTTCTGGGAACTGCATTCGATAATAATATCCAGGACCAGTAGATTGTAGTTTACCTCCACTTACAATATATTCCATCCAGTGCTCTAGAAACTTAATCATTCTATAATCAGAATCAACATAAAATTCCAATTGCATTTCAGTAAAAATTCGGGTATGTGCCATCTTCTCCTGCATACCCATAAAGTTTCCATTGATATCCGCAGTTGCTAATGAACTGCCGGGAATGGAAGCAGAAGAACATAATAAACCAGATTCTTCTGTAATAAATCTCGTATTTACTCCTCTTTCATCTAAATATCCACTTAATTCACTATTCAACCCACCAAACATGACCTGATAATGAGATGTCTGTGCAAGATTAGTAATTAAGGGTTTAAATTCTGATATTTTTTTAATTCTCGGCACTCTAAATACCTATAAGACTACTTGATTATTAGTTATTTAGATGTCATATAAGGGAAAATATAAACCATCTTATCCTAAAAAGTATAAGGGTGATCCCAATAACATCGTTTATCGTTCCTTATGGGAACGCAAATTTATGATTTATTGTGATAATAACCAGAATATTTTGGAATGGGGAAGTGAAGAAGTTATTGTACCCTATCGTTCACCCATTGATAACAGATACCACAGATACTTTCCAGACTTTTATATTAAGGTCAAAGAATCAAATGGTACGATCAAAAAAATGATTATTGAAATCAAACCATTTAAGCAGTGTATCGAACCTAAAGTCAAACAAAGAAAGACGAAAGGTTATATCTATGAAGTTGTTGAGTATGCTAAAAATCAGGCAAAGTGGAATGCCGCCAAAGAATGGTGTTTAGATCATGGTTATGAGTTTAAGGTCCTTACAGAAAACGAACTCGGTATTAAGTAATGCCAAGAAAGACACTCCAACAAAGAAGAAATCCAACAGAAG